TTACCCCGTTTTTACCCCAACAACGACCCAGTCTTTTCCTCGATCGTCGTTGTATTTATCCGTCATTTTTCTGGACTTGTGCCCCAGCAGTTTCTGAGTATCCAGACCCTGTTCACGATACAGTCGCTCCGATAAAGAACGCTGTTCATGGAAAGTTGGGGGCGTCCCGTTTTTCCACTCCAGGCCACTTTTGTCTCTGGCTTTTTTAAAGGTGGATGTCAGGCAACTGCTCGACACTCGATCACCTCTATTAGCCTGGGATGTGGTGTGCCTGAAATGGACAAGGTATTTACTGACAACCGCATCCCGACATTTTGAAATAACATCCCTGAGAGTGAGGCCCAGCACCTCGCATTTAAGATCTAACGGAATAGCCAGACGAGAACCTGTTTTTTCCTGCTCGATATGGAGCATGTCATCCCATACATCGGTGAACTTCATATTGCATATATCACCAAGACGCTGGCCAGTGATTAGGGCTAATAACATTCCGCACTGAAGATAAGGCTGCTGCTGTTCCGCCGTCTTATAAATAACGCTCCATTCTTCAAAGGAAAGACGCTGCCTTGTTATTCTATTTCTCGGCTGCTTAGTGGCTTGCGCCGGATTGTATCCGGGGGCAACGTGTCCGGCATGTTGCGCCTCTTTAAAAACATCGATGAGCACCATTCTAACTACCTGAGCCATGCGATTGTGGCCTTCGGCTTTAATGGCATCAGTTATTTCTGCAATATCGAGAGCTGAAATATCCTTTAGATGTTGCAGGCCGCAGTGTTCTCTGAATAAACGGACAGGCTTACCTTTTTGAAGAAAGGAGTTTGGTTTAAGCTCGTTATTTTTAAGCCTTTCCTCCTGAATGCCTATGTATTTATCGAGCCACTCAGTAACCGTAATATCAGTGCGCCTGCCTTTCATCCGTGCCAGGCGATCATTCACGCTCAAGATCTGCCTAGTTCGCTGTTCAGCTATGATTATGTTAGCTTCTGTGGCGACTTGTTTAGCCTCGGATTCATCGGTTCCAAGGCTGTGAAAACGACCTGAAATAGGATGTTTATATTGCCAATATACCTTACCGGTGCGCTTATCCAATTTGCAGTACAGGTTAGGGATTGGTATTTTGTGAGTGCGTGGTCTAGCAGCCATCAGCAATTATCCGTTGTAATCTTGGGCTGGCCGAAGTCGGAATTTTCGGTTCTGCAAGCATCCCTACAAATCGGGCATTACGATCAACCATCCAGCAGCGACCAACCTTAATTGCTGGAGGAGCCATCATTTTTCCCTTTGCATATTTTTTCAATATGCGTTCACTTGGTGCTTGCTCTCCAAATTCCTCTTTTGCCCAGTCAAGTAAGGGGATCATTCGCGACATTATTTTCTCCATACAACCCGGCTGCACCCGGGCTTACAAAATTATAATTTACTGCTGGCTGGCATAAGTGGGACAGCATAGAGCGGCCCAGGCGCAACATCGTGATGACGCCATCGGATATGGCAGGTTCTTTCCTCGTTCGGCGATGACCATGCCACGACGTCAGCCACAGGCTCAGCATCAAACGCCGCAATAACCCCATCAATCACCTTCACAGCATCAGCCATTGCGTAGCCGAGATTTCTGCCGTCGCTTTGTGCTGCTGCTTTGCTGAGTATTTCGCTTATCTGGAGCAGGCGATTGAGTGATACAGGACCGTGCGCCGGGTGGTTAGTTTTCATGGGTTAGTCCGTCCAGTAAGTAAGTTCTTCCGCCAGGCGGTCATCTGCTTCGGCTTGGTTAGGGATATCAACATCGGTTTCTATGCTGGCTCCGGCAAAATCACGAGCACAAGCTTTGCGGTGTTTACGATTGCCCATGCCCCATTCTGGATTTTTAAGCTCTTTGTTCCATGCCCGTAGCATGAGTTTCATTGGTGACTTTGACATCTCATTCCCCCTTCACGCCAATGCCAGCGGCGCGGAGTGCTTCTATGAAAATATCAAGCCCCTGATTAAATCCGATAGCCTCATAAAACTGTTTTGTGTGCATGTCCGGTGAATTGCGATATTGGGGCAGCGTCACTGTCCGCGCCTCCAGTTCTGCTATGCGCTGCCGAGCAGACTGATAAGCATCGATAACCACGTCCAACAATTGCCCGTCACACAGCAGTTTGCTAAGTTCAGGCTTCCACGCTACGCAGTCATCATCCGGGTCCTGCATGTTGTAGACGTAAGTATCAAAGGCACCAATAAAGCGCCCGAATCCACCTTTGTCGTCTACAAGCACTTGCCAGGCGCGGAGAAGAAACAGTTTTTGGTTACGATCTAAATCCGTTCGGGATAGCTCATCAGCGATAATGCTGCTTTCACTACCGTGCCAGCGAGCGTCATTGCGTTGTGCCGCATGAAACAACTTCCAGAAATACTCGGTTTCTTTCTGGTCAGGACGGCATTGCTTAATTGTATGCACTGTCATGCTGCACGCTCCTGTTTGTTAAGTTCGGTCATTGGACTGTTCCTTTTCTGACTCTGCTCAATAACTGGTTAAACATCATGGTTAGGCTGTTACTGCACCCAAACGGCATATCGTTAACACGGTATGTTGGAATGCCCTTGCGAACACCAGACTTCACGATCTTGCCAGTGGTAAATAGTTGCGATAATGAACCAGCGATCGAAGCTGTCTTTTTGTTTAAACCCTTAGCTATTTCAGCGCTGGTGGCGTTGGGGTGAGCCTGGAGATATTCAAATACGGTCATGGCGTTTTACCTTTACGTTCCTGTTCCAGTTGCACCAGAGACTCTTTTAATGCTGCGAACGTAGCTTCTAGTCTGGTGGCGACTTCGCGCATAAGCGGTGCATGCTTTGGTGGCAATTCAGCAACGGAGGCAAAAGCCTCCGCTACGATTTCTTTTACCTTCATGCGGCGCATTGGCGCAGCTCCACCAGTTCATTAAAGCGATTCATGAACAGGCCATAGGCTTGACCAGGGCGGAGAGGAATAACCTGAACGAGATCAGAGCAGGGAATACCTTCGAGAATTTCCCACTTCGAACCGTCATCGATTTCCAGATCACGGCGCTCGGTAGCTAACATGGTTAGATCGGCATATTTCACGACGGCAGCTTGCTCAAGCTGGATACCGAATTTAAAGCGGATAAGACCATCAATATAAGTTTCCATGCGCTGGTAGTCAGGCAGCAAGGCTTTGAGCGGGGCCGGAATATCCTGGCAATATGCCTCCGCAGCGTCGTGCATCAGCGCTTCAAAGGCGAACTCTGGCGGCACAATCTGGCTTACAAGCACAGAGTGCTGAGCCACGCTATAGAACTCTGGGAGATGCCCAGCGAATCGACAGATGTTGGAAAGAGCAGTCGCGATATCCTCAACATCGATATCGTCGATTGTGGCGGTCAGGTAGTTAAATTTTTTACCGGATAATGTCTGAATGTAGCTCATGGTTTTCTCCATATTGGCGCGCTGCACCGCGCAGATTTTGGTTGCACGAATCCCTCGCCGTGTGGCGATAATTAATGGAATTACGCTTCAATAAATCCCCGCGGCGCCGGGGATTTAATGCAGAGCAATTAGGCTTTAAAGTTACCGATGAAAGTTTCCACTGATTCACCTTCGAACTTGCTGATCAGCAAATCGCGGAATTCGTTGGCGATCTCTTCTTCCTGGGCTTCAAGTTGGACGATGCGCAGTACAAAGCAGGGTTCATCGCTGGTCAGCAGGCTGTTACGCAAGCTAAAGCGGCGTTCGTCCAGACCTTCATACGGCATACATTTGAACTCGAACGCCACAGGCATTACGTCTTTGCTGCTGGCTTCAACGCTTTGCATCAGGGATTTTTTACCAGCGAAATCACTAGTTTCATGGTCCTGCTGGGTTGCCTGTTGAATAGTGATACGACGTACAGCCTGAGCCGCCTGGGAAATCTGCATCGTATTGCCATCAGCATCAAACGCCAGAAGGTAATCGCTCCAGTCTTCCAGCCATTCGGCGATTTGCTTTTGCTTTAGACGTTGACCGTCGATCTGCAGTAGCGCACGGAATGGAGCTGTTTTCTTCAGGGTGATTGAAGCCACGTTATCGGCGTGACCGGGATTATCCAGGGTGCCGATGTTGAACACTGAACGGGCGGTCATGTTGTCAGCGTCAATGAAGCAACGAGCTGGATCACTGTCGCTGGCGTAACCTTTAGAATAACGTGCGAAGTCGTCAATACTGGTTGTGGTCATTGCGCCACGAAAGCGGAAACGCTCCAGAGAAAAGCGCTCAAGGCTTTCAACGCTAGTGCCATCTGGCAGCAATGCGGTCGGGCAAGCCAGGTCCTGAATATCATTCAGGTGGTAGCCAGAAAGGACCAGGTCTTTTACCTGTTGAAATGTACCGCTGTCTAACTGAGACATAAAAATTCCTTATTAACTGATGATCAAAGTGGTATCAGTGAGTTTGTTGTTGCGGATCACTGAGCCGCTTTAAGCTTTCCATCCACCGCGCCAGTGATCCCGAACAGCTGGCCCTGATCTTCCTGCAGGATAGTGAGCTTCCCGCCTTTGTTGACCCACATCGGTGTTTCGGTTGTGTCCTCTTCGGAGGCTTTACCACGCGGTGTTGGGGTGCTGTAGTTTAGCTTGTGCTTGATCTTGACGCGCTTCTCTTCAACGGAATTACCCATACGCTCAAAATCAAAGGTGAGGACTACTTTGCCTTTGTTGCCGTTGTTCAGAACGCCAAGCGCGGTGGTATTAAGTGCTGCCGCGATTTTGTTCATGAACACGCCGGCATCCAGTTCGCCAAGAAAATCTGGCACTACGGTCATGCGGTCATTACTCATGGTTTTACCCTCGTTAAGGCGGCTGCCACCGCCGAACTTTCTCCATACACAACAGAGAAGGGCACCTGCATTGGTCGGCGGCTTGCAGAGACCGCTTTCTTTTTGCCCTGGTGGATTGGGTTATGAGCCCGTCGCCCGGTGATGCCCTTTTCTGTTGCGTAAAAAGGGCGGTAACGAGGTAGAACATTATCTTCGTCCCCCTTGTATAAGGTTGAAGACCCTGGTACCGCCAAGACTACACACAGCAATAAGGTTGTGGCGCCAGATGCTTATCTTCTGGTTGTCTCAATGGACTGCAATTCACCACAACGAAGAGAACACTGCCGGTGTCCGAATCGAACGAACCTTTTCCCTGCCCAACCCTCCCAACTGAATGGGACTGTCTGGAATCGAACCAGCACTTATGCCTTGCTCGTCAATGCTCTCGTCGTTGTTCCCTGAAAAAGGCTGGCGGTTACCGGAAATACACGGGAAAACACCGGGCCGCCAGAACAGGGAGTTACTTGTTATTGCTTTGGCCTGCTTTTAACCACATCAGGCGCGGTGGTAGGTATCTTCGGGCGGGGTGCTAAGGGGGTGATTAGCCCTTGCCCTTAACACTCCTGCTGGTTTTGGTATTCCTGGCTTGGGTATCGCCACCAGCTATAGGAATTTGACTACGAGTCGCGGTTAATCAGACCGCGTCTCTGTTACCCCTCCCGAAGACACCTGTCAGCGAATCATCCGGTTATTCATACGCCACCGGCGGCTACTTCGTGGGCGTCCTGCCTGTTCGCTATGGAGTAGACAATAAAATTAAATTGCGAATAACGCAAGTATTAAATTGCGATTTGCGCAATATCGAGGTGTAAAAAAAACCGCCGTAAAGGCGGTTTCAACATTGATATGTAGTGTCAGGCGTGGCGTTTGAATGATTGAGATTGGCTTATCATTACCTTCCCAAAAATGTAAAAACGGTGTTCGTTTGTCTCATCCACAGACCATTCTCTATATTTTGGGTTATCCGATATCACCAACAACTTATCAGGTATCATCTGTAATCGTTTGACGTAAATTTTATCATCAAAACCAAATACATATATTCCATCACCATCGAATTCATGAATAGAGATATCAACGAAGAGAAGATCACCAGGTTCGATAGTCTCAGCCATACTGTCGCCTCGAACGTTGATTACTTTTACTTGATCTGCCGTTCTTCCGCCGAACATCGCTAGCGCACGTTCATTGTTGTATTCGATTGACCTGATGACATCAATAATATCGCTGCCTTGAATAAAGCCACCACCAGCGCTGGCACTTACATCAAGAATCTCCACTCTAAACACAGATCCATCTCCAGAATGTGGGTTACTACCACTGTATTCACATACAGTAGTTTTATTTCCGCCTGGAGTAAATAGATCAGCAACGCTAACGCCTAAAGCTTGAGCATATTTGCTAAGTGATTGTTCAGTAAATGACTTCTGTTTGCCGGTTTCTACGCGCGAGATGTTAGCTCCGTCGACACCAACGGCTTCAGCAAGATCAGCGATTTTTAGACCCTTCGCTGTGCGAAGTTCTCTTATGCGGTTTCCTATGTTCATGCGTCTATTACATGTTTTTTTTGCGTGATGTGCAAAGCAACTTGCGCAAGTCGTACGTTCCAATTAATATGCGTATTACGCAATTAAAGGAGGGTATATGCAATCACCGTTACGAATCTTGCGTAAATCGCAAGGTATGACTCTTTCCTGTGTAGCAAAAGGGGTTGATATCGACCCGGGAAATCTAAGTCGGATAGAGCGAGGGCAGCAAATTGCTTCCCTAGATATTGCTGAACGTCTAGTCCGTTTCTTCTCGGGAAAAATCAATGAGCTAGAAATTCTTTACCCACATCGCTATTCGAACTGTACAGGCGCGAGTACAGACATAAAACCACAGGAATAAGGGGTTAACCGTGGGTAACGAACCTATTTGGAAAGTTGAACGCCAGCCAGCCTGGCTGGTGGTAGCGATTAAAAGAACGATTACCGATCTACCTGGTGGTTATGCCGAGGCGGCGGAATGGTTGGGCGTGACAGAGAACGCATTGTTCAACCGCCTTCGTGTTGACGGCGACCAAATCTTCCCGCTGGGCTGGGCAATAGTTTTACAACGTGCTGGTGGTTCAACTCATATTGCTGATGCCGTTGCGCGTCATTCTCAGGGCGTATTTGTACCGCTGGCAGACGTTGATGATCTGGATAACGCCGATATAAACCAGCGCCTGATGGAGTCCATTGAATGGATCGGTCGTCATTCTAATTTTGTACGTAAAGCCACGGCTGATGGGGTAATTGACGCAGATGAGCGTGCTCAGATTGAGGAAAACAGCTATCAGGTTATCGCGAAGTTCCAGGAGCACGTAACGCTTCTTTATCGAGTTTTTTGTGTCGCTGAAAAGAGTGACGCCCGCGAGTGTGCAGCTCCGGGCGCCTTGGCGAACAACTCTTCGAGTATGGAGAAATAATCCGCATGAGCAGTTTAACGGCTTTTAACCGTCTACCGCAACTCAGGATGATCCCGGTTTCGGGTACTCCGTTGTTTCGGTATGAACGCAGATTATCAAACCGCTGGGTTCCGTGTAACCACAGTAGGGCGGTTTCAATTGTGGGGGTCTATAACCGGAGGGCAAAACGCCTGTGCGCGAACTTAACCGAAGGTTCAAAGACCACCGCGGAGTGTCTGTCCGTGTTATCCGCTGGGAACCAGAAACACAACGCGTTATCTACCTGCGTGATGGCTACCCGCACGAATGCTTCAGCCCACTTGAGCATTTCAGGCAAAAGTTCAGGGAGATAACGGACGACCATGAGCACTAAATTAACCGGCTACGTTTGGGATGGTTGCGCGGCGTCGGGCATGAAGTTGTCTAGTGTCGCGATCATGGCTCGACTGGCTGATTTCAGCAGCGATGAGGGAGTGTGCTGGCCGTCCATTGAAACTATTGCTCGCCAGCTTGGCGCAGGGCCGAGCACTATCAGAACGGCAATCGCTAAGCTTGAAAAAGATGGCTGGCTCACGCGTACACAGCGCCGTAATGGTAACCGTAATGCTTCGAACGTTTACCGCCTGAATGTGGCGAAACTTCAGGCTGCCGCATTTTCTCAACTGTCAGATTCTGACACGTCAAAATCTGACGCATCAAATTTTGACGCATCAAATTTTGACGCCTCAAAAGCTGACCCGTCGAAATCTGGCAAAAATGGCGGTTTTGACCCGTCAGAATCTGGCGGGGATCCGTCAGTAAAATCAAAACAAGATCCACAAGTAACTTCAAAACCCTCTTGTCCGGTTGCGGCGCAACCAGACCCTGAAGTCGTGATTACTGACCAGGCAATTTTGGTTCTGACCCATTTGAACCAGATCAGCGGATCCCGGTATCAGAAATCAAAAACATCCCTGGAGAACATCCGTGCCCGACTGCGTGAGGGATACAGCGTTGCAGACCTGCAACTTGTTATCGACCTGAAGCATGAGCACTGGCACGAGAACGACGAGCAGTACCAGTACATGCGCCCGGAAACGCTGTTCGGCCCGAAGAAATTCGAGAGCTATCTGCAAAGCGCTACCCGCTGGGAGCAGAAGGGACGGCCTAAACGCGCTGACTGGGGCGCGAAAAAGCGCGATGTGATGGCTTTTGGTCCGGTTGAAACAACGATTCCAGAGGGGTTCAGAGGATGACGTTAAACAAATATTGCCAGGCTCTGGCGGCACTGCGCAACAAACCAGCCCACGAACTGAAAGAGGTTGGCGATCAGTGGCGGACACCGGATCTGCTTTTTTGGGGTATCAACGCGCTATTTGGTCCATTAGTTCTGGACTTGTTTGCTGACGACGACAACGCGAAGTGCCCGGCATGGTACACCGCCGAAGATAATGCACTGACACAGAACTGGTCTGAACGTCTGAATGAACTGGGCGGCGCGGCTTTTGCCAACCCTCCATATAGCCGCTCGCAGTATCACGACAAGCAGGCGATCACGGGTATGACACACATCATGAATCACACCATGGACATGCGTGAAAGAGGTGGTCGCTATATTTACCTGGTGAAGTCTGCCACAAGTGAAACATGGTGGCCGGAAGATGCCGATCACATCATGTTTATTCGTGGTCGTATTGGGTTCGATCTGCCTGTGTGGTTTGTGCCTGCTGACGAAAAACAAAAACCCACCAGCGCGTTTTTTGCCGGTGCCATAGCTGTATTCGATAAGTCATGGCGTGGCGAGCGGTTCAGCTATATCAACCGTACAGAACTGGAGGCAAAAGGGCGTGCGTTTATGGCTTTGGCACAATTTGCTGCCAGCAAACCTCAACCAGCAACGTCCACACCAACAGTAGCCGGTAAGCCAGAAACAGAGTTGCCACTCACCCAGAAAGATATTTTTGATATCAGCGGTGTCGAAGCGTGGGCATGTGTTAGAGCTGCGTTCGGCGATAAAGAAGAATACACATTCAGTGAATCGAAGTTTGGGCATACCTGGGCGGCGGATTCTGTCGAAGCACCGGAATTCACTCAGGTATCACCATTAACGATCGACAAAGCGAAGCTGCTTATTCGTGAGAGTATTTTGTTCGGTGTGGATGAGTGGCTGTTGTCGATTCAATTCGATGACGCTGCTGCGCGCCTGGATATGTCGGAACGTATTCGCACTGTTGCCCTTGAAGCATCCGGTGAATATGGCATGAACAGTGCTGATTTCATTGCAGCTATGGGAAGCCTGGATGTTTCCAGTTGGTCCAATATTCGCCACATCCGCATGCACATCCGTGAGAAAGCTAAACCAGTGGCGGATCCGCTTCCCGAGCCCCGTATCTGGCCGTTGGAGGTTGGAATTGTATTCGACCAGGTTGATGGCGCTGACATGCTGAATGAATCACAGCAGAACAAACTGAAAGCCAATATCAATCAACTCTGGCTGGAGCGGACGGCCACCAGCGAAATCATTACTGCAGCTTCTGAACTTGTTCGCAGTATGAGGGGAGAGGCCGCGTGAAACTGATCCTGCCTTTTCCTCCGAGCGTGAACACTTACTGGCGCGCCCCTAACAAGGGGCCGCTGGCCGGTCGTCACCTCATTAGCGCTGATGGCCGTAAATACCAGAGCGCTGCCTGCGTGGCGATCATTGAGCAATTACGACGCCTTCCAAAGCCATCGACTGAACTTGCAGCAGTAGAAATCACCCTGTACCCGCCGGATGCGCGCCGCCGGGATATCGATAATTACAACAAAGCCCTGTTTGACGCGCTGACGCATGCGGGTGTCTGGGAAGACGACAGCCAGATTAAGCGCATGCTGGTGGAATGGGGACCCGTTGTGCCGAAAGGTCGGGTAGAGATAACGATCAGCAGATATGAACCGGCGGGTGCAGCCGCCTGATATGGAGAAAAGTATGAGCCAGTTAATCGTGAATGGTGTAGTAACAATGTCCAGTCGTGATATTGCGGATCTGGTTCAGAGTAAACACAGTGACGTGAAACGCTCGGCTGAGCGTCTTGTTGCTGCGGGAATTTTAACCGCGCCGTTGGCGCAGTTCGATTTTGAGCATAACGGTAATGTGTACCAGGAGTATCGTTTTAACAAACGCGACTCTCTGGTGATTGTTGCCAGACTGTCACCTGAATTTACCGCCGCGGTCGTCGATCGCTGGCAGGAACTGGAAGAAGGGCAGAGTATCAGTGTTCCCCGCTCATTGCCGGAAGCGCTTCGACTGGCTGCTGATTTAGCCGAGCAGAAAGAGCAACTGACTATCCAGCTGGCAGCCGCGGCGCCAAAAGTGGAGTTTGTTGATCGTTATTGCTCTGCAAAAGGCTCCATGTCATTCCGGCAGGTAGCCAAATTGCTTAACGCAAAAGAAACTGAGTTTCGTCTGTTCCTTATTGAACGCAATATTCTGTATCGCCTCGGCGGCACACTTACCCCCATGGCGCAGCACATTTCCGCGGGAAGATTTGAAGTTAAGACGGGAACATCGAGCACATCCAATCACGCATTCAGCCAGACGCGCTTCACTGCCAAGGGAGTACGCTGGATTGGTGGTTTGTGGGCTGAACATATTGCAGGGGGGCAGGCGGCGTGAGGGCTTTGTTAACTCCTGAAGTCGCCCATCGCATGGGGATTGTGTTGTTTCGTCCCGGCGCGGAACTGATGCACCTCTTCATGCGCGGTCGCGTTCTTCTCGAACCTGAACCAGAAGAAATGGCGTCATTCAGTACAGGAGCTGTTCCCGCCGCCATTCAGCCGCTGGCTGATGATCCGGTAATGCGGCAGGTCTTCGAGAATGATCGGGTTATTCAGCGTGCTGGTGGGCTTCCTTCCCTTGAGCAATGGTTGAGTACCCGGTTTGAATGCCAGTGGCCACATTCATCGTGGCACGACAAGAACTTCACAACAATGCGGCACGAGCCAGGAAGTATTCGCCTGTGCTGGCATTGCGATCACACTTTGTCGGGACAGCATACCGAACAGCTTGCAGGTATAGCGGCAGGAAACCTGGTATCCTGGATTCTGGAAGTCATTCGGTGTGATTCTGGTTTTCCCGAGTCGCATGTACTGACGCTTCCTGAACTGTGCTGGTGGATGGTCAGGAACGACCTGGCTGATGTAATACCGGAAAGCGTTGCGCACAAGGGGCTACGCCTTCCGGATGAGAAGATCCGCTCGGTCATGAGGGAAAGCGACATTGTGCCTTCCGCGTCTGCAACCAGCCTCGTGCAGGAGAAGGCGAAGAAGATCCTCGCGCTCTCTGTTGATCCGGAGTCGCCAGAGTCTTTCATGCTCAGGCCAAAACGTCGCCGCTGGGTAAATGAGACGTACACCCGCTGGGTTAAAACACAACCCTGTGAGTGTTGCCGACGGCCAGCAGATGATCCGCACCATATCGTAGGACACGGTATGGGTGGTACAGCAACAAAAGCCCATGACCTCTTCGTGATCCCTCTGTGCAGAGAGTGCCACGACGAGTTACACGCCGATGTACCGGCATTCGAGCAGAAGCATGGTACGCAGCTTGAGCTGCTACTGCGTTTTATTGATCGGGCGCTGGCGATTGGCGTAATTGCGACAGCTTAAGAAGTATGGAGACCGTATGAATCTGGACAATGTTTTAAAGTTTTTTGCGCCTAAAGGCATGCACATCTCAGATACCAGCAGAGCAACAGCAAGTGAACAACTTACTGTGACTGATGTAATGGCTGCACTGGGGATGACTCAGACTGATGCGGGCATTGGGCTGGCTATGTTCCTGGGTAAAGCTGGTATCAGCAGCCAGGACAGGGAGGCGTCAATAGCTTGGCTAACGGAGTACGCGAAAGAGCATGCGCCCATGGCGATTCGCAGAGCATCAGGGAAAAAGTTTCCCCTCTGCATGCGTATCCTTGCCCGGTTTGCCTATAACGATTATTCCTCATCAGCAGCTGATAGCGTGGAGTGCCAAAAATGTAGTGGTAAAGGGTTGCTTACAACCACTAAAACCGTGACTAAAAGCCATTACACAATGCGATTGCCACAATGGGCAAAAGACCTGAGACAGTCACCATCTGACTTTGAGGTAAAGCGCGATGTAACTGACACTGATCAAACGTTATGTCCCCGCTGCCATGGCACCGGAAAGTTAAGTAAGCGATGCCAGTGCGGCGGCACAGGTAAGACGATTGACCGTAAAGCGACAGAACTGCAGGGCGTACCAGTTTACAAAGAATGTAAGCGCTGCGAAGGGCGGGGATACAGCAGGCCAAAATCATCGGTTGCCTATCGAGGTGTTTTTTCTGAGTTGCCGAGTCTGCCTGACCGAACGTGGCGTTATAGCTGGAAACCATTCTATGAAAGCCTGGTGACCAAATGTTTCCAGGAGGAGAGTTATTCAAGCTCTCAACTGAATCGGGTGACTAAAAGTGAAGATGTGATAAATATTGCGTAATTTAGCGTCATGATGTTTGCAATGTTGCCGTATTTGTGTATATTTGACATCAATGATGGGCTTTGTATAACTATCGATCACTATGATAACCTCACCTCGGTGGGGTTTTTTTATGGTGATAGTATGGAACTGACTAAAGAAAATGTTGCATTAATTGCTGCTTTGGGGATTTTTGTGGGTACATTGATAACTTCTCTTACAAGTTACCTCCAGAACAGTAGTAGGCAGTCGCATGAGTGGCGCTCAGAAAGAAATAGAAGGAAAATTGAAAAGGGTGAACAGCTTTATGAGGCATTAATACTTTATAAAAAATTGCTTTTTGCCAATCATATGAGCTGGATAAATTGTATTGATGGGTGTTTTAAATCTGAGGACATTGGCGATAAATCAGACGAAATTCTCAGTAAAAACCCTGAGTATAAAGGAGTTGGTGATAGAATTATTTTAATCTCTGGTGTTTATTTTCCTGAGATTAGCGTTATGTTTGATGAATCTAGAAAATTGCTGAAACCAGCCAATTCTGTTTTCTTCAAAATACAGTCAGGTGAAGTTGACGATAAGAAATTGGCGAAGAATATAATTCTAAACGCTGGTCATAATTTTGATAAGGAGGCTAATAAAATGTTGGACTGTTTATCGAAAGAGATTAGATCGTTGTAACAACTCAAAATTAACGAAGGTCACCAGATGGTGGCCTTTTTTATTCCCCTCGTTCTGAGAGGACTCACAGCAATTAAGAGGGGGCTAAATGTCCGATCCGATTTCCGGTACTGGGCTGGCTGGTGGTGTCCTGACGGGCGCCAGCGTCTATGGATTTCTGTCCGGAACCGATTACGGCGTGGTGTTTGGCGCGTTTGCCGGAGCTGTATTTTACATTGCAACCACTGCTGACCTGAGTGCAGCGCGCCGTCTGGCATATTTTCTGGTGTCGTATATCGCGGGGATCCTTTGTTCCGGGCTGGTGGGTTCAAAGCTGGCTCAGGTTACTGGCTACAGTGATAAACCACTGGATGCCATTGGCGCCGTAATCGTTTCTGCTTTAGCCGTGAAAATCCTGACGTTCCTGAATAATCAGGATGTTGGCTCGCTGGTGGCGCTGATAACGCGCCGGGGAGGTTCAGGTGGTACAAAATGACCCATCGGCAACTTTAAATGCATTGCTTTGCGCTGGGGTAGTGCTGATCCTGATGTTTTATCGTCGTGGCGATTCGCGACATCGACCATGGATATCTCGCCTGGCGTGGCTGCTTACGGTCATCTACAGCGGAGTTCCGCTGGCATATCTGTGCGGCATCTACCCTTATTCATCGTGGGCCACTATCGGGGCCAACATTATTTTCCTGTCTGTGCTGGTTGCCGTCAGAGGCAACGTGGCACGCCTGGTTGATCATCTGAGGCAATAATGAACCAATCACAATTTCAGCAGGCGGCTGGTATCAGCGCCGGGCTTTCTGCACGCTGGTTTCCGCACATTGATGCTGCAATGAAAGAGTTTGGAATCACAGCAGTTAACGATCAGGCCATGTTCATTGCACAAGTTGGGCATGAATCCAATGGCTTTACCTCGCTGGTAGAGAACTTTAACTACTCGGTTGAAGGGCTGAAGAAAACCTTCGGTAAGCGCCTGACGACGTATCAGTGCGAAATGTTGGGGCGTGTCGATGGTAAACAGGTCGCTCACCAGCCACAAATAGCCAATCTGGTTTATGGTGACCGCATGGGGAATAACAGTCAGGGTGATGGCTGGAAATATCGCGGTCGTGGCCTGCTGCAAATCACTGGTCGTGAGAACTACACCAAATGCGGTACGGCGCTGAAGCTTGACCTTGTGAGCACTCCGGAACTATTGACGCAAGAGCGACACGCGGCCCGTTCGGCGGCATGGTACTTCACGTTACGCGGTTGTCTCCTCTATTCGGGGGATGTGGAACGCGTCACGCAGATTATTAACGGCGGGCAGAACGGCATTAAAGACCGCCGTGAACGTTACGCCAAAGCTAAAGCCGAACTGGTGTGAGGTCACTATGGGACTTGAAATGATTATCGGCCTGATTGTTGCCGCGCTGGCAGCAATTGCAGGTGCCTTTGGTCTGGGTAAATCTCGCGGTACCAGTATCGCAGAAACAAAAGCGGACCAGCAACGCACTGAAGAGCGTGCAGCAGCTACAGAAGCGGTAGCCGAACGCCGGGTAGAAACAACAAAAGGAGCCAGGGATGTACAGCAGACTGTTAGTCATCTTCCTGATGACGATGTTGATCGCGAGTTGCGCGAAAAATTTACCCGCAAAACCTGAAGTAACGGACACGGCCTGTGACTGGGTGAGCATCATCTACCTCACTGAGCACGATATTGCCGTGCTGGATAAGCAGACGAAGCGGGACATTCTGGCGCACAACAAATCAGTGCAGGCTAACTGCATGAAGGAGCCAGGTCGTGAACGTAGAGAACCTAAGTAACGCGAATTGCATCTATAACGAAATGAAAGAGCTACAGCGACAGAAAGGCATGCTGGAAAGCGGTGCCGGGCTTGGTGTAACAATCCAGTCTACCTATCAGGATAATGCCTTTCTTGAGGCTATTCGCCCACATGCAGTGGCTGAACTTGATCGCCGTATAGAGGAAAAGAAAGCCGTGCTGGTTAGTTTTGGCATCTCATTCACTTAAGGAAGCCTGTGGAGGTCATATGCGTCTCACTGTATTAGATGACGATCCCGGCAGGAAGATTAATCTCGTTGTAGAGCGATACGCTGTTTTTCTCGATGGTATTGAGGTTAAGCATGTCTTCACTGCTGACGATGAGAAGGGCGAAGTAATCGCAGCCGTTCCTGATGAGCGTGGTTATATGACGACAGAGAATGGTGAAGTGAAGCGGCATACGCTTTACGGTTCCGTGAGGATTGAACCATGCCAGCGTTAATCCCTCGCGCATGTCGCAAGAGAGGTTGTCCCGGTACGACTACTGACCGTTCAGGCTACTGTGAGCAGCATCGCAATGAGGGCTGGCAACAGCACCAGCAGGGTAAGAGTCGCCATGAGCGTGGCTACGGTAGTAAGTGGGATATCAAACGAGCCCGTATCCTGAAGCGTGACAACCATCTGTGTCAGAACTGCCTGCGTACTGGACGCGCTGTCGCGGCCACAACCGTTGACCATATCAAGGCTAAGGCTCATGGGGGTACCGATGATGATTCGAACCTTGAAAGCCTGTGCTGGCCTTGCCACCGCTCGAAAACAGGGCGTGAACGCTTCAAATGATAATGATTACCATCAACGGATGTGGAGGGGAGGGGGAGGTCAAATCCCTGTAACCGGGCGCCAAAAGGACCGCCGCCTAGCCTTTCTTCACATCGCCGCAGGTTAGAAAACTTTTTTTGGGGTCCCCAAGCCGATGATTAATAGGAGTTTTCGATTATGTCAGGACCGCCGAAAACCCCTACCCATCTGCGTTTGGTGAGGGGTAACCCATCCAAACGACCAATCAACAAAAACGAGCCGCAGCCACCTAAAGGGGTCCCCCCAGTTCCCAAGCATTTCGACAAGCAGGGGAAGTACTGGTTTAAGCGGATGGCCGAAGAACTTGATGCCATTGGCGTCATATCTCAGCTGGATGCCAGGGCTCTGGAGTTGCTGGTAGAGGCATATACGGAATACCGCCATCATTGTGAAACGCTGGATCGGGAAGGTTATACCTATGCGGTATACAGCGATAATGATGCTGATGAAGGGAAAGAACGTGAAATACGCATGATCAAGCCGCATCCGGCAGCCATGATGAAAGCGGATGCCTGGAAGCGACTTCGCGCGATGTTAGCGGAGTTTGGTATGACGCCTTCCAGCAGGTCTAAGGTCAGTAAAGACAAACCAGACGATGATGATCTGTTAAGTCAATTTCTTAATTCGAGGGACTGATGGCTAAAGTTTCTGATGGCATACGTTACGCCGAACGCGTCGTTGCCGGGGAGGTTATTGCCTGTGAATTTGTCCGTCTTTCCTGCCAGCGATTTCTTGATGATCTGAAGCACGGTGGAGAACGTGGCATCTATTTCAGCGAGCCCCGCGCACAACATATCCTCAATTTCTATAAATTCGTGCCTCATGTTAAAGGAGCACTGGCAGGACAGCCGATTGAGTTGATGGACTGGCATGTTTTCATTCTGATCAATATCTTCGGATTTGTTATACCTCTGATAAATGAACAGACAGGTGAAGTTGTGCTGCGCAACGATGGCAGTGAACGCCCGGTGATGGTCCGCAGGTTTCGTACTGCATATAACGAGGTAGCCCGTAAAAACGCCAAGTCGACACTTTCTTCTGGTGTTGCGCTCTATATGGCTGGCGCTGATGGTGAGGGTGGGGCAGAGGTTTATTCCGCAGCAACAACCCGTGATCAGGCCCGAATCGTATTTGATGATGCAAAAACGATGGTCAAAAAAGCCCGACCTACTCTGGGCCGGTTGTTTGAATTTAACAAACTGGCTATCTACCAGGAGCAGACCGCATCAAAATTTGAACCTCTTTCTTCTGATGCCAACAATCTGGATGGTCTCAATATCCATTGCGCCATCATCGACGAACTGCACGCCCATAAAACCCGTGATGTCTGGGACGTTCTGGAAACGGCGACGGGCGCGCGACTGCAACCTTTGCTGTTTGGTATCACCACGGCCGGTTTCAATAAAGAGGGCATTTGCTACGAACAGCGTGATTATGCGATTAAGGTATTGCGCGGTTTCAACAGCAATGTTGAAGGAGCCGTTAAGGATGACAGCTATTTTGCCATTATCTTCACGCTGGATAAGGATGATGATCCGTTTGATGAAACGGTCTGGCAAAAGGCTAACCCCGGGCTGGGTATCTGTAAGCGCTGGGATGACCTTCGACGCCTGGCAAAGAAGGCCAAAGAACAGGTTTCCGCCAGAGTTAACTTTTTCACCAAACACATGAATATCTGGGTGACCGCTGAGTCAGCCTGGATGGACATGATTAAGTGGGAAAAATGTGAGTTTATAGCCCCCCGTCATGAGCTGAAAACCTACCCGATGTGGGCTGGCGTGGATCTGGCCCACAAGATTGATATTTGCGCAGCAGTAAAACTCTGGCGGGCAGACAACGGTCACGCGCATGCAGACTTTAAATTCTGGTTACCCGAAGGGCGGCTGGAAAAATGTTCCGCTCAAATGGCGCAGATGTATCGCAAATGGGCTGAGCTTGGGAAGCTGGAACTGACCGATGGTGATGTTATCGATCATGCGCAGATTAAAGCTGATTTTCTGGAATGGATTAGTGGCGAAAACCTGAAGGAAACCGGATTCGACCCGTGGAGCGCAACGCAGTTTAGCCTCGCTCTGGCAGAAGAGGGCGTGCCGCTGGTGGAAGTTCCGCAAACGGTCAGAAACTTTTCCGAGTCAATGAAGGAGGTTGAATCGCTGGTTTACGGCGGGCGCTTCCATCACAGCAATCACCCTGTAATGAACTGGATGATGTCTAACGTCACCGTCAAGCCTGACAAAAACGACAATATCTTTCCGAACAAATCCACGCCAGAAGCGAAAATAGACGGGCCTGCCGCCTTGTTTACCGCAATGAGCCGCATGCTTGTAAACGGCGGCGAACAACAGGACAGCCTCTCTGACCATCTGGAAAGTTACGGCGTCCGTTCATTATAAAGAGGCAGTTATGATCCTGATGATTCTCGCCCCACTGATCGGGGTGATGGGCGCTATTTTGCTTTCGTTTGGTGTATGGATGATTTATCCGCCTGGAGGCTTAATCAGTGCGGGTATGCTTTGCCTTATCTGGTCATGGCTGGTTTCCCGCACGCTTTCGCTGGCCGGGAAAACATCGCGAGGAGGGACTGACTGATGTTTTTCCCCGGAATGTTCAAAAAAAGTGACGCCCCTGTCACTACTCCGGCAGAACTCGCTGAAGCAGTGGGAATGACTTACGACACCTATACAGGGAAAAGGGTAAGCAGCCAGAAAGCCATGCGGCTTACAGCAGTTTTCGGTTGTATCAGGGTTCTTGCTGAGTCGATGGGCATGCTGCCCTGTAACCTGTACAAGATAACCGGAAACAGTAAACAAAAAGCGACTTCCGAAAGGCTGCATAAATTACTGACGATGAAGCCAAATGATTACATGACCCCTCAGGAGTTCTGGGAACTGGTCATTGTCTGTCTTTGTCTTCGCGGTAATTTTTACGCCTACAAAGTTAAAGCGCTTGGCGAGGTGGTGGAGCTTCTTCCCATTGACCCCGGGTGTGTTGAACCAAAGCTTAACAGCCAGTGGCAGCCGGTTTACCAGGTAACATTCCCCGATGGCTCAACAGATGTGCTTGGGCAGGATGATATCTGGCATGTCAGAACGCTTACCTTTGACGGGCTGGTGGGGCTGAACCCTATAGCCTATGCAAGAGAAGCAATATCTCTGGGAATGGCAACAGAGGAACATGGGGCGCGGTTGTTCTCAAATGGCGCGGTTACCTCCGGCGTACTCCGCACTGAGCAAACGCTCACTGACGCTGCTTACGCAAGGCTGAAAAAGGATTTTGAGGATCGTCACCTCGGGCTGAGCAACGCGCACCGACCAATGATTCTCGAAATGGGACTGGACTGGAAGTCGATGGCGCTCAATGCGGAAGACAGTCAGTTCCTTGAGACCAGGAAATTCCAGCTGGAGGAAATATGCCGCCTGTTCCGGGTGCCGATGCACATGGTGCAGAACACTGACCGCTCGACGTTTAACAATATTGAAAACCTCGGCATGGGGTTTATCAATTATTCACTCGTTCCGTACATGACCCGCATTGAGCAGCGAATCAACATCGGGCTGGTGAAGGAATCAAAGCAGGGTGTGTACTACGCAAAATTCAATGCCGGCGCATTGCTGCGCGGGGATATGAAGTCGCGATTTGAGGCGTATTCAACAGGCATTAACTGGGGGATTTACTCACCAAATGACTGCCGGGAGCTTGAAGAACTTAACCCACGCGCAGGCGGAGATATTTACCTTACGCCAATGAACATGACGACGAAGCCGTCAGACAGCAGCAAGAACAAAACAACCGAGGAACAACATAATGCCGATGACTAAACAGCGGCTGGATATTCCGCTACAGCTAAAGTCTGTCAGCGACAGCGGGGAGTTTGAAGGCTATGGCTCTGTTTTTGGCGTAAAGGACAGCTACGATGATGTTGTTGTGCCAGGCGCTTTTTCGGCCTCCCTTCAGGCATGGAAAGAAAAGAATGCTCTCCCTGCATTACTCTGGCAGCACCGTATGGATGAACCCATCGGTATTTACACTGAGATGAAAGAGGATGAGGTTGGCCTTTATGTTAAAGGCCGGTTACTCATTGATGACGACCCCCTTTCGAAACGCGCACATGCCCACATGAAGGCCGGTTCTTTAACCGGCCTTTCTATTGGTTACATGCTGAAAGACTGGGAGTACGACCGCGTTAAGGGCGTGTTCCTTCTCAAAGAGATCGACCTGTGGGAAGTCAGTCTCGTCACGTTTCCATCGAACGATGAAGCGCGTGTAAGTGATGTCAAAAGCGCATTTTCCCGCGGAGAAATCCCTTCTCAAAAAAGTATTGAACGAGTCCTGCGCGATGTTGGGCTCTCACGCACCCAGGCTAAAGCATTCATGGCCGGGGGTTATAGCTCACTTTCACAGCGTGATGTTGATGAAGTGAGTACCGCACTGGATGCACTGAAAAACATCAAATTTTAATCAGGAGTTAATTATGTCAGTTGACGTTAAAGACGTAGAGCAGGTCGCGCAGGAACTGCAGGCGAAGTTTGATGCGTTCAAAGAAAAGAACGATAAGCGCCTGGAAGCAGTTGAACAGGAAAAGGGCAAGCTGGCGGGGGAGGTTGAAACCTTAAACGGCAAGTTGTCTGAGCTGGATGAGCTTAAATCCGCGCTGGAAGAGGAACTGAAGCAGGTTAAACGTCCAGCTGGTGGTCCTCAGAGCAAAGCCGCAAGCGAACATAAAACCGCTTTCATTGGCTTTATGCGTAAGGGTAAAGATGACGGGCTGCGCGAACTTGAACGCAAAGCTCTGCAGGTCGGTGTAGATGAAGATGGTGGCTATGCCGTGCCGGAAGAGCTGGATCGCACGATCCTTAATCTTCTGAAAGATGAAGTGGTGATGCGCCAGGAGGCGACAACCATCACAGTCGGCGGTGCTAACTATAAAAAACTGGTTAACCTCGGCGGTACGGCTTCCGGCTGGGTTGGTGAAACGGATGCCCGCCCGGAAACCGATGCGTCTAAACTCGGTCAGATTGAGCCGTTCATGGGAGAAATTTACGGTAACCCGCAGGCGACTCAAACCATGCTGGATGATGCCTTTTTCAACGTCGAAGACTGGATCAACAGCGAACTGGCAATTGAGTTTGCAGAGCAGGAAGAAATCGCCTTTACCAGCGGTAACGGGACGAAGAAGCCGAAAGGTTTTCTGGCATATGCTTCCACGCTTGATCCGGACAAGACTCGTGCATTTGGTACTCTCCAGCACATTCTCTCTGGCGCTGCGGCAGGCGTAACGGCTGATGCGATCATCAAACTGGTCTACACGTTGCGTAAAGTGCATCGTAATGGCGCTAAGTTCATGATGAACAACAACAGCCTGTTTGCTATCCGAATCCTGAAAGATTCAGAAGGCAACTACCTGTGGCGTCCTGGTCTGGAACTTGGTCAGCCTTCCTCTCTGGCCGGGTACGGTGTGGCAGAGAACGAACAGATGCCGGATATCGCGGCTGATGCTAAAGCAATTGCATTTGGCAATTTCAAACGTGGTTACACCATTGTTGACCGCATCGGCACCCGCATTCTTCGTGACCCCTACACCAAAAAACCATTCGTTGGTTTCTACACCACCAAACGAACCGGGGGGATGCTGGTGGATTCTCAGGCCATTAAACTGCTGCAGATCGGCACTGGCGCTTAATTCTCTGGGGCTTCGGCCCCGATTTTTCGAGGTGATTTATGCCTGAATTATTGCGTGAACTTAAGTGGTCCCCAGATGGTTGTATTGTTGAATCCATTCCCGCTGGGGTGTATTCGGACGGTGAGCTACCTGCCCGCGCTGAGGAAATTGCTACCGAACTCGGTATTATCAAATTTGGTGGTGGCGGTGTTCATGTCGCTGCAGAGTCAGATCCAGAGCCAGCGGTAACAAAACGCGGGAAAACCAAATGAAGCCATCCATACAAGAGCTTCGCTACCAATGCCACATCGACAGTGATGACGATGCCGAAGATGTAATGCTGGAACTGTACCTTAATGCCTCTCTGAAACATGCCGAAAAAATTGTTAATCGCCATCTTTATGATGACGCTGTTCCGGAAGATGACCCGGATGGACTGGTCATTGATGATGATGTCAAACTGGCCCTGATGTTGCTGGTGTCGCACTGGTATGAGAACAGGGAACCCGTAAGCCATGACAGTGTTAATACTATTCCATTCGGTGTTGATGCGATTCTCAAACAGCACCGCAAAAGACCGGGAACGTAGGAGGGATTATGCAGGCAGGCCGCTTACGCCATCGCGTTACTATCCTGAACTTTACTTCTTTTCGCGATACGACAGGCCAGCCGGTTGAGGAGTGGCAGGAGGGAAAGACCATATGGGCGGAAGTGCTGGGTATCAGTGGTCGTGAGCAGTTGCAATCAGGAGCAGAAACGGCACAGGCAACAATTCGGGTGTGGATCCGTTTCCGGCGTGATGTGACTGCTGCGTCAAGATTAAAGGTGCTCACAGGACCATTTAAAGGCGCGGAACTGAATATCATCAGTCCCCCCATACCTGACAGTAAAGCCACCAGGCTGGAAATACTCTGTAAAAATGGAGCGGAAAAATGATTGATATCAGTCTGGATTTTTCTGGTCTTGAAGAGATATCCCGCGATCTGGAATTACTGAGCCGTGCCGAAAACAACAAAGTTCTGCGTGATGCCACTCGAGCTGGTGCTGAGGTTCTGAAAGACGAGGTGATAGCAAGAGCGCCTGAACGAACCGGCAAACTGAAGAAAAACGTTGTGGTGCTGACGCAGCGATCTCGTAAACGCGGTGATATTTCATCCGGTGTTCATATTCGTGGCCGAAACATGCGAACGGGTAACAGCGATAATTCAATGAAAGCCTCCGATCGACGTAACGCGTTTTACTGGCGATTTGTCGAAATGGGCACAGTGAATATGCCCCCACATCCTTTTGTCCGTCCTGCGTTTGATACCCGCGAAGAACTGGCGACGCAGGTTGCTATCAAACGCATGAACCAGGCTATTGATGAGGTGCTGAGTAAATGACGGAAGATGACCTTTATCTCTTGCTGAAACCGCTGGCCGGAGGGCAGGTTTATCCCTATGTTGCGCCGCTGGGCAGTGATGGTCAGCCCTCGATATCGCCGCCCTGGGTGATTTTTTCACTTATTTCTGATGTGACCGCTGATGTTCTTTGTGGGCAGGCCGAATCCGGGATATCGGTTCAGGTGGATGTTTACTCACTGACTCTCAAAGAGGCGCGGAATCTTCGTGATATGGCGCTTCAGGTGGTTAAGCCGCTCAATCCCACCAATATAAGCAAAACCCCTGGTTATGAACCAGAGAGCCGGTATTACCGGGCGACGCTGGAATTTCAGGTCACCGTCTGACATATCCATTAACTCACAGACCCGCTACGGCGGGTTTTCTATTTTCAGGAGACAAATATGTCCTCACTGTATGAAAAATCGCAGGGCACGAAGATTCAGATCACTTCAGTGCCGGCAACTCCCACTACGATCGATGCTGCCGTGTTCCTGCCGCTGGAATGCTCGCTAAAAGAGGCGCAGTTCACCGCGGGTCAGAAGCAGGATATTGACGTCACCACGCTTTGTTCCGATGAGCAGGAGAATATTAACGGGCTGGCGGCAGCTTCTGAAGTATCCCTATCAGGTAACTTTAAAGAAAACCCTGGCCAGGCAGCGCTGCGTGACGCCTATGACAATGACACCGTTTATGGCTTCAAAATCATCTTTCCTTCAGGTGTTGGTTTCCAGTTCTTTGCGGAGGTTCGCCAGCACACCTGGTCAACTGGTACAAACGGTGTTGTCGCCGCTACGTTCGCGCTACGCCTGAAAGGCAAGCCGACTCGTATCACGGCACCGCCGGCTGTTGCCCTGGCGTTTACTACCGATCTGCCTGCAACAAAAACCGCCGCAGTAGGCGACAACTTTTCTATTGGAGTAGTGGTTACCGGTGGCGTACCGCCGTACCGGCTCGACTGGTACAAAAATGGCGCGCATTCCGGCCTGGGCAACACTACAACGACCATTGATTTCAATAACGCGCAGGCGAACGAAAGCGGCCATCGTCAGGTGATCGTAACCGATGCGGTGGGCGCGACCATTGTTTCAACTGTTTGTGACGTAGAAATTAGTTAACCGGAGCGCCGGGAGACCGGCGAAGAAATTACATGGGTAAAAACATTCGTGAGCTGGCACTGGCTCGTTTGTCCGGCTTCCGTAATAAAACTGAAGCCGTCAAAGAGTGGGGCGGTGCCAAGGTAATTCTGCGTGAGCCATCAGCAGAAGCATGGCTTCGCTGGCAAGAGATCGTTAAAGACAGCGATGAAGAGCTTTCCGTCTCTGAAAAGGCCATGCGTAACCTGCGCGCCGACGTGACGCTGTTTATCGATGTGGTCTGTGACGAAAATCAGGAGCCTGTTTTTACGCCTGACGATGCCGAAGAGGTGCAGGGCGTATACGGCCCGGTTCACTCCCGACTGCTGAAGCAGGCTCTGGATCTGATAACCAGCAGTGACGACGCCAAAAAAAAGTAGCAACGCCGGGCATGAAGTTTCTGATGGCGCTGGCTCTGAGGATGGGGCGTACCCTGGCGGAGTTGCGCCAAACCATGACTCCCAGTGAATTACTGATGTGGGTCGAATACGATCGTATCAACCCGGTCGGGGATGTGCGTGGCGACATTCATAATGCCCAGCTCGTTTCGGCAATCTATGGGGCGCAGGGCGTTAAAGTGCCGATAGACGAGGCGGTCATCCAGTGGGCTGATGATGCGGAAAAAGCCAGCCCAAATGATCCGTTTGCCGGTTTAGAAGCTGCATTTTTGGAAGCTGCCAGATGACTTATGTCCACGTGTAAATTAGGATAATCCGTAAATTTATTCAAAAAGGGAACACCGTGAAAAAATATCTGGCAGCAGGGATTATGACCTTAAGTCTCTCGGGATGCGTCCATACCGGAATAATGGTTCTGGAAAAGGGAAAGCAAGAGCCATTGATGGGTAATGCGACAGGCTCTTTATTTAGTGGCACTTTTGAAGCATCGAATACAAAAGGTTTTTCGTGCAAGGGTAAATATAACCCCCTAGATTCTAATCCGATGCTGGACGTAACTATGACATGTAATGATGGACGAACCGGTACCGCAAGGGTATTGCGAACTGGTTCGGCATTAACCGACGGATCTGGTTTCGGTAAACTTAATGATGGTACAGAAGTAAAAATTTTGTTGGGGAATATGATCCATTATGCTGGAGCTGAAGGATATTGGCATAAGGATTAAGCATCCCATAGCGAACTGATATTTCATTAACCCCGCATTGCGGGGTTTTTTTATGGGGTTACTGAATGGCTACTCTGCGCGAATTAATAATTAAAATATCTGCCAATTCTCAATCGTTTCAGTCAGAGATTGCCCGGGCCTCGCGCATGGGAAGTGATTACTACAAGACCATGCAGAACGGCGGACGGCAGGCTGCCGCCGCTTCACGCGATACCCGTGCAGCCCTGGCTGAGGTATCTGCTCAGCTCAATGAAACAAAATCTGTAGCAATGGGCCTGGGTGGGGCTTTTGCTGGTGCGTTCGCAACCCAACAGCTGATCAACTATGCCGACACCTGGACGCAGCTTAATAGCCGCCTGAAACTTGCCTCGGACAGCGCCGAAGAATTCACTCAGAACCAGCGTGTGCTGATGGATATTAGCCAGCGCACGGGAACGAGCGTCGAGGCAAACACCAACATGTTCTCACGCATGTCATCGTCGCTTAAGCAGTTGGGTTACACAGCCTCCGATACCGCAAAGGTTACGGAGCTGGTAGCCACTACACTCCGGCTTTCTGGTGCTGGTGCGAGCGAGGCCTCGGCGGTGATCACCCAGTTTGGCCAGTCTATGGCGTCAGGTGTGCTACGCGGGGATGAGTTCAACTCCATCATGGAGAACGGCGGGCGGTTCGCCCAGGCGCTGGCTGATGGCCTTGGCGTTAACGTCGGGCAGTTACGCGCAATGGCAGAGGCCGGACAGCTTACGGCAAACACTGTTATGCCGGCTTTGCTCGGTCAGCTATCCAAAGTCCGAGCTGAAGGTGCCCAGATGGGCGCTACCGTCGCGGCTTCTGCGCAGCGTGTAGAAAACGCCTTCATGGCCTGGGTCGGTGGTGCCAACCAGGCGAGCGGTGCAACCAGTTCTCTTGCCGGCGGGCTAGACTCACTGGCTGAAAATATTGATTCTGTCGCATCGGCGGCTGGGGCTCTGGTTGCCGTTGGTCTGGCGAGATACCTTGGCGGCATAGTATCCGGTACCGCGTCAGCGACAGCTGGCGTGTTGAACGCGGCAAAAAGCGAAGTAGCTTTGGCCGAAGCCCAAGTACGCGGCACGCAGATCTCTACAGCACGTGCTCGTGCCGCGGTCTATCGCGCACAACAGGCTGTGGCTGCTGCGCGCGGCACCGATGCTCAAGCTGCAGCGGAAAAGCGTCTTTCAGCAGCCCAGCAATCTTTGGGGCGTAATATTGCCGCCAGAACAGCCGCCCAAGGAGCTTTGAATAACGTGACGGCAGTTGGGTCGCGACTGATGGGTGGCGCGCTGGGGCTGATCGGTGGAGTGCCCGGTCTGGTCATGCTTGGCGCTGGGGCATGGTACACCATGTACCAAAACCAGGAGCAGGCTCGTAGATCCGCACAGGAATACGCATCCACCATCGAAGAGGTTCGCGCCAGCACAAAAAACCTCAGCCTTTCTGAAACCACCGACAATCAGGCCAAAACTCGGCAGGCTCTGGATGAGCAAAACCGTTTGGTTGATGTTCAGTCATCTAAGGTGAAAAGCCTTAAGGAAGAAATTGCTGGTTATCAGTATGTGCTAGCCAACCCTGGACCGACAACCAGCGGTGGCTTCATGATCAACCACTTAACTTCTGTAGAAACGGCTACACGGGGGTTAGAAAATGCCACCGCGGCTCTGGCAGTTGAGCAAGAGCGTTTGGGCCAGATGCAGGCAAAATCTCAGGACATTCAAAGTGTGCTTGAGGGACTTGAAAACCGCAGGGTTGTTCTAATTCGCCAGCAGGCCGCCGAGCAGAATGCAGCCTATCAGTCACTGCTGATGATGAATGGCCAGCACACGGAATTTAACCGACTGCTGGGGCTGGGCAATAGTTTACTGATAGCGCGACAGGGGATTGCCGCCGTTCCGATGCGAATGCCACAGGCTGAAATTAGCGGCAAGCAGGCTGATGCTTTAGAGAAGGCAAGGCAGGATCTGGAGCTGTCAAAACTCAAAGGCGAAGCGCGCGAGCGAGCGCGTCTTGGTTTTTCTGCTGATGCTCTTGGTCTCACCAGCGATCCCGAATTCCAGACTGCTCGCCAGAATTACATCGGCACAAGCCTGGAAGCCTGGCGCAATAACGAGGGCAGCAAACCTCAGAAAAAAACGCCCAAATCTGACGAGCAGAAAGCATCTGAGAAGCTGGAGGAAACCTACAAACGTCTCATCAGTCAGCAGCAGGAGCAGATCGCTCTCTCTGGGCAAAGCACCGATCTCGCCAAAACCAAATATCAGGTTACCCGAGGGGAGTTAGCCGCTTTAACTGAAAGCCAAAAGGCGGAGTTGTTGCGTAACTCTGCTGCGCTTGATCACCTCAACGCGGTTGAGCGTCTGAAATCCCTGAATGAAGATCTTCTGAAGCCAGAGGAGGCGCTGCTAAACACCACTCGCGAACGGATTAAGTTGCTGCGGGAGGCCGCACCAGCGACCGAAGAATACCGTAAGACCATGGAGCGCATTTCCAAGGCGTCGGTTCAGGAAGCGCCCAAGTTTGGTGGTATCGATGCGTCTGTCGGCGGCGCGAGTGGCGAACTTATCCGGGTTGCTGAGGCGCAAAAAGAACTGGATAAATGGCACTCTACTCAACTTGAAATGCAGAAAAAATTGCTCGATGAGAAAGAGATCAACGAGCAGACCTATGCCGACCGTGTTGCTGAAATTAACAAGACGAACGCCACACGGCTTGAGGATATTCAGGCCGGTTACACATCAGCCAGCCTTTCCATGTTCTCAGATCTCGCTGGCCAGTCGGCGCAGCTGCTGCAGAGCATCGGTCAGGAAGGCAGCCTCGCTTACAAAACACTGTTCATCGCCAGCAAGGCGGCCGCAATGGCCCAGGCTGTGATCAACACTGAACTGGCGGCGACCAAGGCTATGGCTGAAGGCGGCATGATTATGGGGATCCCAGCGGCCACGGCAATTCGTGCAGTGGGTTACGCCTCGGTGGCCATGATTGCCGGGCAAACACTCGCTGGCATGGCGCACGATGGTATCGACAGAGTGCCGGAAACTGGCACATGGTTACTGCAAAAGGGAGAGCGAGTGGTAACCGCCAGCACTTCGGCCAAACTTGATGCGACCCTGGAAAGGGTGCAGCAGTCCCGGCAGGCTTCTGCCAGTGGGGCTGTTCACATTCAAAATTCATTCACCGGCAAACCTGACGACGCAACGCTAATGGCTATCGACCAGCGTAACCGGCAATTAGCAGCTTCGATCCGTAAAGAAATGGCCGCTCAGGTTATTAAACCTGACGGGGATTTTGGCCGGGCGCTGCAGTCCATTTACCCGAACCGGAGACGAGGATAATGGCAGATATTGTTTACCCACATGATTACCTGCCAATGCCGCTACAGGATGGATATGGCTTCAAACCTGTCAGCCCTCTACAGCGAACTGAAACAACATCCGGCCGCGCCCGGCAGCGCCGTAAATATACGTCAACTCCCACTATCGCCACCGTGAACTGGATTTTCAAGAAGCATAACCAGGCACAGCTTTTCGAGGCTTGGTTTCGCGATGTGCTAACGGATGGGGCCGCATGGTTTCTGATGAGGCTGCAAACCCCGCTGGGCTGCCAGCAAACGTACAAATGCCGTTTCACCGACATTTATGAGGGGCCGACGTTAGTTCCTCCTAAATATTGGCGCTACAGCGCTCAGCTTGAATTGTGGGAGCGCCCATTGCTTCCGCCTGGCTGGGGTAATTTCCCCGGGTTGGTTGCGGGCTCCGACATTATCGATGTGGCATTAAACAGGGAGTGGCCTGAAGCATGACAATACTTAACCGGCTTTATGCCAGTGGTGGGGATGAGGTCATCATTGATACGTTGCAGATAACTGTCGGTGGGCACGACTACTGGCTGACGCGGGGATGGGATGATGTAACCGTCACCCTGGAGAATGGTTCTCAGGCCACATTCCTGGCATCAGCCATTGATGTGGCTTTACCGGCACGCAATGCAGATGGCACACAGGATCTGAAATTCGCAATCAGCAATATTGAGGGAGTTGTTTCAACAGCTATCCGCGATGCGCTGGATAATCTTAGCAATGCCCGGCTGACCTTTCGGCGCTATTTATCTACAGACCTGTCATCTCCGGCAACACCGCCCTTTGCTCTCGCGATAAAAGAGGGGTACTGGACGGCGACGGAGGTGCAAATCACCGCTGGCTACATGAATATTCTGGATACGGCGTGGCCCCGCTACCGCTATACGCTGCCGGACTTCCCGGGCCTCCGTTATTTAACTTGATGCTGGCCCTTCCCAAGGCTCAATATTCCTTCTCATCTTACGTGAAGGAGGATTTATGCTCGGGTCTCTAAGGGATATTGTTTTTGACGTTGCAAAACATGAGGTTGGACACTGGCTTGCATGGCATTGCTATGGTGGTTCTTCATCTGGTATCGAAGTAAAAATATTATCGATTAAGGGCAGGCATACGGGCGCATTTATCCCAGACATGGAGTGGGAAGTATCCACACTGGATGACGCCTGTAATTATGTAAAAGCCAGATTGCTGTGCCTCCATGCTGGCATTTATGCGCAATCATTTCTCGGTGATATTTATGACGCAGAACGCATAGGCCGTGAGTTTAACCACCTTGGCGCAGCAGCATCTGATTTTCACCGCAGCGTTGAGCTTGCCTGGGCTTACTGCAACCAGGCAGGCCGCTCAGAGCAATACAGTGCCGTTTGCAGCGAAATAGATCAGGAGGCGGCCAATTTGGTTGCGGAAAATTTTGGATTTATTAAACATGCAGCGAAAGCGATATCAGACATGGCTGCTTACGAAGGTCAGATTATTAAGCTTCCTGATTATGAACTGCAATCCATGTATGAAAAATTTAAACATCAGAGGTGATGAATGGAAAAATTAACGCTATCCGTAAAATTTGATACCACATCATTAGATGAAGCTATCGAGAAGGTCAGAACCTTAAAAAAAGAATTAAGGGAGCTTGGTCTGCCCTATTTTACCGGCAATCCTTTGGCTGGATATCAGCCACAACAAGAAGAAAAAGCCACCAACCAATAAGCCGCCTCGAGCGGCTTTTTTTATGAGGCGACCATGTTCAATCCTGATAAATACCGTTCTGTCAACTGGCTGAAGGGCGGGCGCAATTACCCTGCGCTCGACTGTTTTGGCATTGTTAACGAAATCCGCCGCGATCTGGGTCTGAAGCCCTGGCCTGAGTTTGCCGGGATTACAAAAGACGATAACGGTCTCGACCGTGAGGCGCGCGGGCTGATGGCTGATCTGCAGCGTTGCGAACCTGCGCCTGGCGCGGGCATTGCCTGCTATTCCGGCTCAGTGGTGACGCATGTCGGCATCGTCGTGGAGATTGACGGTGTGCTGCATGCCGCCGAGTGTAATCCCCGCACTAACGTGACCTTCCTGCCGCTGGCGCGGTTTACGCGTCGGTTTATTCGCGTGGAGTACTATCAGTGACGATCAGAATCTATCCGTCCCGGTTGCCCGGCGAACCGCTGGAAACTCACCATCATGAAACCCTGACGCTCAGCGCCTGGTTTGCACAGAACGTTGAGGGCTGGACGCCGGATCAGCAGCACCCGGTTGCGGTTGAAATCGACGGCGTTCCGGTGCCGCCGGCTGAGTGGGCGTTGTGCGCCATTCGTCCTGACAGCGATGTAAGGATGTATCCGGTGCCATACGGTACCGGTGCAGAAATCGCATTGTGGGTGGCCGTCAGCGTGGCCGTCGCGTCGGCGGCTTACTCCATCTATATGATGAGCACCATGCAGACCGGCGGCGCCAGCCAGCCGAGTAATGGTGATCAGCTTGAGCTCAACCCGGCCAAGGCCAACATGGCAAAGCTGGGTGAACCCATCCGCGAGATTTTTGGTCGCTATAAGGTGTGGCCCGATTATGTCGTTCAGCCGGTTTCGCGCTTTGATTCCGCAGATCCAAAAAAGTACGTGACCAGCATGTTTTTATGTGTGGGGGTTGGCGACATGGCGCTGCCGGCGTCGGTGATCCGCATCGGTTCTACGCCTGCATCTGCGTTCGGCAGCGATGTAAGCGCCACCATCTACCCGCCGGGGGACAGCGTTGCGGCTGACAGTCGTTCCGAGAACTGGTTCAACAGCGGTGAAGTCGGGAATACCACTTCGGGTACCGCAGGCCTAGACCTCGGGTCAACCGGTCCGCAGACGGTCAGCATCATCTCTGATGCCATTCTGGTAAGCGGTAACACCCTTTCCCTGATAGCGGCCACGGCCAGCGACGGTGAAACGGAGATCCCGGCGGCCTGGGTTGTTGGCACAGTAATCACGGTAGTAGCACCAAACTCCTACCGGGTTGCCAATACCGGCGGGTACAGCGTGATTTATTGTGATGTTGCTGAGCTGCGGCCAACTGTAGGAATGCCTGTATCGGTGACGTTTAATGAGTCGGCTTACGATCTGTATATCGCCAGTTACGCAGCTGGCGTTCCGGCGGTGCCCGGTGTGGGTGGTTCGACGGCCAGCATAACAGCCAGTGCCGCGCCCACTACTTACGATTTCACGGCAACGCCTGTCACGTTCACGATCGGCTGGAAAGGTACAACCTATGCGGTGTCACTCATCACTAACTACGTCACCATGTCAGGGTTGCTTAATACCATCTCAAACCAGCTCACCGGCTCCGGTCTGATCGCGCGCGATACTGGTGGCCGGCTGGAGATTGCCGAGGAGAGCAGCCCGTTTGCCGGGGGCATTATCAGCCACAGCGCGCTCCCGGTCTCCGTTTTCGGCAGTGCTCCGGTTGATGTGGCCGGTGTGGCATCGACAGGCGGCACCGCGGCGGTGGAGGCACATATCACGCTGGCATACGACAGCGCCACGGGTAAGCAGTTCACGGGCATCCCGGATGGAGTCCAGCGGATCGGTATCGGCTATGCTGACGGCCAGTTCCGCATTACGGATATCGATGATCAGACCATCACGATTGAGCGGGTGGTCGTCACCCAGGACTCCAGTGGTAATGATGTTGTCACCGTGGATCCTGCATGGACGGGGTTTAGCGAGCGTACGTTGCTCGATGCCCAGGTCACTGGCGTGAATGATGACTATGCCTGGCTTGGACCATTCCTGGCGTGCCCGGATGGGGAGACCACGACCACCATCGAAAACAACTTCATCTTCCCCAACGGCCACATCCAGTACAAAAAGAACGGGGATCCGCAGTCGCACACCGTGCGGGTTCTGGTGCAGTATCGTAATGCAGCCATTGCTGGAGCCTGGTCCCAGGTAGCCTATAAATTCACTAATAAAACTGCGGATGGTCATGGTTATACCCGGCGCATCAGCGGACTGTCGGCGGCGCAGTATGAGGTCCGCGTGCGCCGCACGACGAAAATTGGCGGCGCCAGAACGGTGAACAATCTTTACTGGCAGGCGATGCGCTCGCGTCTGAGTAAACGCCCCGGAAGTTATGCCGGAGTGACCACGCTGGCGATGACGGTACGTACCGGTAACCGCCTGGCGGCCCAGTCCGATCGTCGCGTCAACGTCATCCCGACCCGGCTGTACAACGGGCATGCTTCCCGCAGCATCAGCGGGGCGCTTTACCACGTCCTCGAATCCCTGGGTTTTCGCCCTGAGCAAATTGACCGCGCCGCGATTGATGCTCTCGAGCAAACCTGGTGGACGCCCCGCGGGGAAACGTTCGACTGGGCAACCGGGGACAGCAAATCTGCGCTGGAGGTGCTGAAAATTATCACCGCGGCGGGGATGGGGTATTTCCTGCTGTCGGATGGTCTGGTCTCCGCCGGACGGGAAGGGGTGAAAAACTGGACCGGGATGATCACGCCCCAGGAGACCACTGAAGAGCTGCAGACCGCTTTCAAGGCGCCGAGCCAGGACGATTATGACGGCGTGGATGTTACCTACATCAACGGCACCACCTGGGCAGAAGAAACCGTTCAGTGTCGTCAGCCCGGGAATCCCACGCCAGTGAAGGTGGAAGATTACAAGCTGGAAGGGGTAGTGGATCAGGACCGGGCGTATCGCATTGGCATGCGCCGTTTGCGCGGGTATCAGCTGCAGCGCCTGCAGCATACGACCAGCACAGAAATGGATGCACTTTGCTACCAGTTTATGGACCGCATAATCCTCGCTGATGATATCCCCGGCAACCAGACGCTGAGCTGCCTGATAACTGACATGAGCTGGGACAGCGCCGCAATCACGCTTACCCTCAGCGAACCGCCAGACTGGAGCTTCCCGAATCCCCGTGTGGTGATCCGCCATCAGGATGGCCGGGCATCAGCGCTGCATGTGCCGACCAGGATCGATGATTACACCCTGAGCATTCCGTACAGCGCCGCCCTGGCCCCGGATGAATGGGAGATGAGCAGCCCGTACATTGAGCCGCCACGCCTGTTGTTCTGTTCGTCATCCCGGGTTGGGTACGATGCGCTGGTGGGTGAGATAACCCCCGGCAGCGACGGTACCAGCAGTGTGACCGCGATCCAGTACCACCCCGGGAAATATCAGTACGACGATGCCATTTATCCCGGCGATGTCGCATAACCCTCAAAAAACATCAACCCGCTTCGGCGGGTTTTTTATGCCCGGAGCGAGCATGACAACCTATTTCACGAAAAACCCACTGGGCTCCTCCAGCCCTTACGATCTGTTTGATAACGCCCAGAACTTTGATACAGCAGTTAACAGCATTACTGCAGCTATATGGCAGGATCGCTTTGGGAAAAATCGCCTGAGTTGGTATGGTATCGAATCTCTCGCAACGCAATCGATGCTTAACTATGGCTATATCACGGCGAAATCTTTTGAAAAGGGTTATACCCTCCTCACTCCTAACACCGTTCTGCAGCTCGAGAGCAATGGCGAACACTACCGCTGGGACGGCAACTGGTCACAACCCAAGGTCGTTCCTCCCGGATCAACACCAGATAGCACGGGAGGGATAGGTGCAGGTAAATGGGTTGGAGTTGGGGATGCTGCGCTAAGATCCGATTTGAATAAGCCAGAAGGAGCGGAGCTGGTCAGGGCGGCTGATGGTGAAACTGTTCAGCAGCATCTTGATGAAAACGAGTCAGACATTGCTGACTTAAATTCGGTCACATCTACCATTCAAAACCAGTACGGGAATAATCATCGTTATAAAGTACTTTATGAACTGCCTTTAAAATTCAGTGCCTATGATGCAGTAGCTTTAGCGAATGGATATGAATATCTGTACGCAACTGGGCATTCCTTCGATCATTTTGAAAATGAATTGTGGGTTGTGTACCAAGCGTCTGGAGGTGATACGGCGAGTTGGTGGGTTGTATTTGATCTCACTACTATGGTCGAGAAGACATACTTTAGAGCTGGTAAAAGATGGACTAAATGTTTCTCTTTGATTCGTTCTGGTGGGGGTAGGTTTATATATTCCCGTAGTGCTTCAACTGGTTGGCTGGCAAAGTTTGATGTCACAACATTACCGGCGGCTGGCTCAACAATAACAGAAACAACGCCTCCAAGAACTGAGGTTAAATATATATATGCCTCAGAGTTAAATGGTGAATTGCTTGTGCCTTACGATGCTCCCACTACAAACACTACAGCATACTCAAACACTTTTAACATTCTTGATAAAGACACATGGAGTATTAAGCGTACGATAAGAATGGATACAATTGGCGCAGGTAGTGAGTATGGCACTACTCCATACCTATACAAAAACCAAGGCACTGTAATGTGCGCTGACGGAATAGCTATCGCCTATGGTGGCTATTACGATAGTGAGAATCCTGGAACTGCAAGTAGCGACCTAAGAATTGTACAAGGCGTTACTATTAAAAATGCTGATGGAGTGAACATTCTGAATGGATTGTTTGATCCAATTGGCGGTATGTCTATTTTAAATTCACTGGGTAAAGAATCAAACAGATTTGAAACTGAAGGCCTATATTTTGATTCAAATACTGGAAAGATATCAACACTGTGGCACTTTACTGATGCTGAGAATGGAACGTTTTTGATTGTTGAGGCTTTTTCAGGAGATGAGAACGCCATCGATATGAAACCAGCAGCTATAGAACCAAGGCCAAGGCTTCCGGACATAATATCGCTATGGCGTAGTGACTTCTCCAAAAATATCCCTTTGGACCCGAGCACAGGTCAATCACTACCTGATGTTATTGATATATGTAAGATGATGATCAGGTATGACCTAAGAATGGTAGTATGGTATGCGACCAACTTTAGCGACTTAACATTTAATGGTGATACTTTTAATGGCACGACGACGTTTACTTCTTCGTCGTTCGTTACTTTGGAAAGAGGAACCAATACCACATGTTTCCTTAAAATACGAAATTCAGGAATGAATCAGGAATGGACAATATCAACTCCTGAATCAACTCCTACGTATAGTCAATTGGGAATGGTTGCTACTCAGTATAAATTTCAGAGTACCAACACAGGTGTTCTCTGCGGAACAGGCAGCCCGGAAGGTGTTGTTACAGCTTCACCTGGTTCAATTTATTGCAACAGATCTGGTGGTACTACCGGTAGCGTATATTTCAAAACTACAGGTTCAGGAAATACAGGGTGGATTGCAAAATGATTATGACTGTGTACAGAGATTCAAACGGAAAAGTAATAAATATCGGGGCGTGGGATTACATGGAAGTATCTTTTATTGATGATGACGGTGTCGGTAATTCAGTATGGGTAAGCAATCCGCTACCAGATGGAGCGACATCCAAGGAAGAAGAGGTTGTTGTGCGGGATGATGGTGGACTAGCAGCCGCAAATCCGTGAGGTTTAAAATTGCACCTTGATCTGCACTCGCTTTAAAACTACTGTATATAAAAACAGTAAAAGGAGTGCAGATCATGCCCCGCAAATCAGACATTCACAGCGCATTTGTCGCTGCCATACAGCTAAACCCTAAGGGTTATCAGTGCCTTCGCACCGATGACTTCATCCGTGAATTGCGCGCCAGAAACTGGCATTTCAGCCAGAAAGATGCCAACGAGTGGATTGAGTATTATCAGGAGTTCTTCGTCGACAAGACGCCGGACGACAGTGAGAACCGTCTCTGGATGCTCCGCAACATGGGGAGGGTGCTCTGATGGGATTTCCATCTCCAGCTGCTGATTTTGTAGCGCCGCGCTTAACGCCGGAAATTATCTGCGGCGTAGGCATCGATACCCGTATTCTCGAAACGTCTTCCGGGTTCGCTGTTATCGAGCCGGTCACCCGACTGGTACAGAATCAAGTCCTGCTGATTTTGTCTGGCGGCCGCACTCAGTTTGCCCGGGTAATGGGCAGGGCGCTGATTTGTGATGATGGTGAAGCGATCGAGGGTGAGGCTCTGGACGGCGTGACTGTAATCGGGCCAGTGACGGCGCTGATCAATGCAGTGGGGCGGGACGACGACTGCCCGGTTCCGTAAGGTATTCCGACGGGGGTTTTACCCCCATTTTACCCCAAAGCTACCCCAGCCAGATTACAGGCATAAAAAAACCAGCCGTAACAGGCTGGTTCTTAGAGGATTTTTGGTCGGCACGAGAGGATTTGAACCTCCGACCCCCGACACCCCATGACGACGAGTTGCCGTCTTGAGGGTTGCTATGTGGCATAAACGGACTTCGAATAATTATTAGGGCGTTTTAACTTCGTTAATATGCTCGCTGTGAGCCTGAACTTTACTCTCTTTTCCGTAAATAGCTTGCCAATATTTAACTGTAGGAAGCATGAGAATATGCAGTACAAGCCACCAAGTAAAAATGCAGGAAGATTGGTTGTAATAATTGGCAGGCATATAACCGTGTGCAAGCTGATTTCGTAAGTCACCATAGATTTTATCTACGAGTAAGGCCTGCAAATTGCCAATCAAATCCACACCTAAAGCTTCAATGATCAGAGGATTATCCAGTAATCCCTTAAGACCATTTCTTTCCTGTGAGCCATCCCCATGAAGTTGAGAGGGCTCTTCACCTTTGATCTTCGCCACATATCGTAGACTGTTTTCAATCTGAGGTATTAGCACATGGCAAGCCGTTAGAAAGTCTCCATTGAAACCGTAAACGACCCCTTTGATGAAAAACTCTTCATGCCCAAACGGGATAAAGGGGTGATCGATAAACAAATCGCGAAAAAACACCTCCGAGATTGTATACGTCATTGTTATCTCATCCGTAGCCGGGATAATTTGCCCGACGACGGCTAACTCATGATCTATTCGCATTCCCTGCATCATCATAGGCCAGATAACTTCTCCATCTGCATCATCAATCCCTATTCCTGCGGGTATACGGGCAACGGTCATTCCTTCATGATCAACATGAGTGGTTCCAAACATCCAGGCTATGCTTTTGGCCTTTTGTTCTATAGCTTGGGCCTTTAGTCCCTCAATGCTAGTGGGCCGGCTGACTCGCATCGCCAGTCTGAAAACCATATCAAACAAATCTCTTCCTACGACTCGCTTTCTGGCCTGATGAACAATCTGACTGATGTCCTGAGGCTGAGACTGAAGAATGGCCATCTGGTGACGGGTCTCGATTTGGTAATCTCGCATCTCTTCATACAATGCAAGACGTTCTGCTCGGGTTCCTGGAATATTAGCCAGTGCTTCAATTGCATTCTGCACGCAGGCGGCAGAAATCATACCACCATCTTGGAATTCTGATTCTTTCAGATACGTATCTGCAAGGAGGCGCCAGAACTCAGACTGTGTATCCCTGTCGCTGCAACTATTTGCAATCGGGATTGCTGTTTTACAGGCATCAACTGCAAATGAAAAAAGTTTTTGCTCCAAATAGCTTTTTGACAGATATAGGAGTTCTTGAACAATAAAAGAGGACTCACTCACTCTACAATCGAATGCGAGTCGCATGAGTCGTAATGGGTAGGGTGAGTCCGCTTGTACTTTGGTACGGTCGTACTCTGCCAGAAGATATGTCGATAGTTGATCTAATTCAGCACTGAAATCAGCATTCTTTCGGAAAAAACAACAAAGCCGTAGTGCACGCTCTAAACGCTCAATAGCATTAACCCATCCCCCTTGCGATGTCATAATAGCCTGACATGACGCGTAATAAGCGCGAACTGCCAGCAAAGGAAAATGGATACCTCCCCCAACTTTACGGACCCAAAGCATGTCAGCAATTCGGGCCTGAAGCTCGGGTAAAGCTATCGTCGGGCAAAACTGAGAAAGTACCTCCAGTGTCAACTCATTAAAGTCTTCTGGAACTGCCGATCTACCTAGACTGCTTTGAAATTTTGGACCAAATGGGGCCTGTGGATTGTCAGGCCGAAAGTGAAAATCGCAAATATGGATTAGCAGTCTCACCCCGGAATTCCTATCCAGTCTCGAAAGATATTCGGTGATATCAAAACAGGTAACTGCCAGTTTGCACTGAATTAAGGGGGATAAATCAATAGCGTTAAGTTCGTCAAGATTTGTATCAATGTCGTCCAT